CTCGCGCAAATTCAAGTTCCCCCTCACGCCAGTTGGTACACTTTACAGCCATAATCTCGTGTTTTCGTAACGTTGTCCGCTTTTGTAGAATCCCTGTACCGGATACGACGCCGTGTCCTTGTCTTTCGGTTTGGCCTCAGTGCGGAGCGAACGGTCGAAGATGTTGAATCCTCGGCTGTCGAATATGCGTACTTTCGTCCCGATAGGAATTGGCTGTGTATCTGCAGGCATCGTAACCTCGAAAGAGTAGAGGAAGGCATCCCCGTTTTGCCCTTTGATTTGCTGTGCTCGTCCATTCTGACGGGCATTGCATCGTCCGATGACACGCCATTCATGCGCACCTTCGATCCACGAACCATCAGGATTTTGCGAGGCGTCCTCCTCGTACCACATTTCGAGCGTATAGGGGAATCTTACCATTGGTCGGAAATGTCGGTAATTTTCGATCGAGTATCGAACTCTTCGGCAATATCGTCCAGCCCGTTTTCCTTTGCGATATGGAAAATGCGCTTTCCCAGTTTGTCCGTGTACGACAATGAATAGCCCCCGTTGCTCTCACTCGCAAGAACAATGAGATTTCGCAGAATGGCGATTGTGGCTTTTGCCACGCTAATTTTATCGGTTACCGTATAGTCTGCTTGAGTGTCTATTCCCTCGTCAATGCAGGCCTTTTCTTTGAGGAAAGGATCCACATCGTAAGGATACAGACTTGCCGATATTGCCTCGAAATTCTTCATACAACTACGATTCTACGGTCAGCGAATAGATGCCGTTGATTTCGGTGATAACCGGAAGTGACAGCGACTGTGCTTTCGTGAACTCTACGCCGTTAGAGTTGTCGGTTTCGCCCTTGCCCCACTGTGAAATGCGGATGCGTCCGTAGTTAGAGTAGGTGACACCCGGCTCTTGCCGCAGCTCGTTGTCGGCATAGGCGTTCTTGATGACGCCCAGTTTGCCCGCAGGTACGAACACGAGGTTCTTGTCGTTCCACGGCGAATACTCCGTAAGTTTACCGTTATCCTGAATACGGGTCATGCGGCGGATGACTTCGAATGTCGGGAATCCGTTCGAACGCATAAACTCGTTCAGGTTCGCCAGCAACAGCGGTGTGGACGACTTGTCACTACCGAATACCGCCAACTTCATCTTCTTGTTGCGGAGGATATACGACAGGCGTTTCTGCGAGAGCAGAATGCGGTCGAACGTAACTTTGTCCTGTGCAGCATCGAGGATGGCTTGAATATCCTCCAGCGTATCGACCGTATCTTTATTGCCATCCGTCCATATCGTTTTCGCGGTGGCAATGTTCTCGCGCGGCATTTTGTAGTCGATCGTACCGCGCACACCACCCTCTGGGTTATTGGACGCGTCAAACGTGAATACGCCTTTGTTCGACAATGCTCCGAGGAAGATGATGTCCAGTTTCGATTGCACGGAGTTCACGACCTTCGTAACATTGTTCCACATCAGATTGATGAGCTGCTGTGTCTTGGCCGAATCGGACAGCATCCGCGAATCGAGAATCTGCAACACCTTACGATACTCTTCGATAGGCATCGAATAAGACATCTGGTGGGTTAATACCTTCTGCTTGATCGTTTCCAGTCCCTCGGTTCCCATGATAGGCTCCTTACCTTTGGAGTCGAGCGTTGCAGCGGCGACGCTCAAATTGTACGAGCCGATCAACTCCTCGAAGTTCAGTCCGACGGTGGGGGTGTCCCAGTCGAGGAATCGCTCGTAAATATTTTGGTCGAATAGCCGCTTACGCAGTTCAGAGGCGGCATCGATGCGAATCTGCGCCTGTTTAGTCAGTTCGCCGAAAATGGATGAATAAAATACTTCGTTCATTGTTTACCTCCTCTTTTACTGTCGTACATACTTGATTTCGGGGTTGTTCTTCAGGCTGTAACCCTGAAGCCATGCAGCAGGGACGGGATAGGCTACATCCTTGAGGATGATACCTGCATATCCGGCCGATACGGTCTGGAATCCGTTATTGGCGGAATAGACCATGTCGGTTTCGACAACTGCATCAGGCAGATTGTCGTCCGAGAGGACATCTACGCCTTCAGTCGCACCCGTTACGGCCGCTGCGAACGTGATCACATCGTAATCTGCATTTTGGGTATCAATGCTTTTTACGGTCGAATTTGACTCGCCGACCTTAACCGCATCTCCTACTTGGAGCATGGAACCCTTCTTGACATGTGGAGCAGTGGTTGTGCCGCCCGACAGAACACGTGCACTCTTGCATATGGAACATTCCATGTTGTCGAAGTCGAGCTTGATCGGCGTACCTTTGGGAATCTTTGTCCCTTCGGGATAGGTTCCATTCAGTTTGAAGTCCCCCGGCAATCCGGCGAACTCACCGCGCCAGAATATGGGGAAACCGCCCTTTACTTTTGTTTTTTCAAATACGATTGCCATGATTTTACGTTTTGGTTACTCTTTGTCCGGAAGTGTTTCAGCCCACGCCTTTGCGAGTTCTTTGCCCTGCGCTTCGGGCGTGGACATCGGGAATCCCGAACCTTTCCCTTCCAGCCCTGCGGTAACCAGATTTTTCTGCACGTTTGCGAGGTAGTCGCCGATCGTTTTTTCATCTGCATCGTCGGCGATGACGAATCCCTCTTTCATGCGCCACTCCGGAATACCGAGTTCTTTTGCCTTTGCGGAGATGAGATTGGCCCGGTCGTTCTTGGCCTTTTCAGCTTTCAGAGTATCGCTCTCCGCTTTGCTGGCGTTGTAACGCTCCTCCTGTTGCTGCTTGTAGGCTTTGAACCACGCAGGTTCCTCATCGTCGGGTTCGTTTTTTTTGCCCTGCCCGCCCCCATTTGCAGGAGATGCCTCACTCTTTGCCTTGAGTTCGTCATACAGTCCTTTCAGTGCGTTGTACTCGGTGCGTGCACGATCAGCGTCAGACTGGAAAACTTTAAGGAAAGGTTCGACCCCGCTGACTGCGGTTTCAATTTGCGATTCATCGGTGACGGATTTTTCCAAAATGGAGGCTACTCCGTCGAGAGCCTTCGCTCCGAACCCCAAATTAGAATACTTGGTTTTCAGCGCTACGAGAATTTTCTCTTTCATGTTTTTTCGTTCTATATGGTTTCGAATAAATCATCATATTCGCACAAAAAAGGTCTGTCAGCCGACGCCAACAGACCCACTAACAATTACATGAAGGTTATATCGTTCTGCAACTGGTGGGCTGCGACTTCACAGCCTCTGCGACAAAAGTCAGTATGTTCGGCACATTATGCAAATTATATTAAGGGGAAATTCGTTAAAAAAAGAGGAGAGCAATTCTCACTGTCGGAAAATAGCTTTATTGAAATGATTCATTCCAAAAAGTGCGAAAAATAGTGCAAGAAGGAGAGGTATCCCGCAATGGGAAATTAGATTGGGTTTGTGTCGAAATTGTGTGTTGAAATAATAATTATCCTATCAAATGAACTATTCAAAAGACGGAATAACAGTTGCGCCCATAATAGATACGAGTCATCCGAAAAAGAACGGAAAGTGCCCCGTAAAAATTCGTGTAACCTATCGCCGGGATCGTCGCTATTATCCGACGGGCAAAGACCTTACCTTGGATGAGTGGGAAGGTCTGACTACAACGAAGGTTCGCGCCCTTGTGGCCGTTCGTAAAGATATAGAAAGCAGTTACCAAATTGTTCGTGGGGTTGTTGAGGAATTGGCACGCGACGGTATTTTTTCATTCGATAGCCTCAACAAGCGATTGAAACGTTCGGGGGTTGATACTCTTAACCGTGCATTTGCGGCTAAAATAGCGGAATTAAAAGAGCAGGATCGTATCGGGTCAATGCTGGTTTATAATGTTGTTATACAGGGATTGGAGCGGTTTGCCGGGGATCGTATTGCTCTTGAATCTATAACGGTGGATTGGGTAAGACGTTATGAGCGCTTTCTACTCGGAGAAGGTAAGAGCCGTACAACGATCGGAATACACATGCGCCATTTACGAGCCATATTGAACGATGCTTGTCGATGCGATGCGATTAAACCCGCGCAATACCCGTTCGGCCGAGGGAAATATGAAATACAGGCCGGTGAGGGCCGTAAATTGGCTTTAACGCTGGAGCAGATCGGGCAGATCGCCCGCTATGAGGATGGGAACGAAGCAACGGCCAAATACCGGGATTATTGGCTGTTCCTCTACTTGTGTAACGGGATCAACGTCGCCGATTTCGTGAAATTGCGGTATCGTGATATTGTGGACGGTGAAATCTGTTTCGTGCGTCAAAAGACCGAGCGCACGACTAAGACCCGTAAGGAAATCCGGGTCGCGGTAGTTCCCCAGATGCAAGCTATTATCGGCCGCTGGGGTAATACTCCAGCACCGAATAACTTTATTTTCCCAATTCTCGACGGGTCGGAGGATGCGGTGCAGAGCCACGCTAAAACAATAGCCGCTACCGGGTTAATCAATAAACGGATGCGGATGATCGGGGAGCAGCTCGAAATTGGGAACATATCGACCTATACGGCGCGTCATTCGTTCGCTACGGTGTTGAAGCGTGCCGGGGCGAATATCGCCTACATATCGGAAAGCCTCGGCCACCAAGATCTGAAGACGACGGAAAACTACCTTGCCAGCTTCGAGCGAGAGGAACGAGAGAAAAATGCTGCATTACTGACGAATTTTTAATACGATTATTTGCATAATGCGCCGCAGTGCAGTACCTTTGTCATATCGTGTTATTTTAGTTGAAATGATCGGCGGGGCACATCTTATTTCCGTCGGTCATTCCGTTTTTACTGCATTTCTCCTCTTGGATGTGGTGAATAGCAACAACCTCACGCCTAACCGACGCACTATTTCGCCGGACAAAGGGTGTTTCATTTTGGAACAGTGCTTACAGTGACGGAGAGAATGTCCGCCAAATGGACGATGAAACCTGGTGTTAATAGATTTTGCCTTTCCTGTTTCACCTTGCGAACGATGCTATTCTTGCTTTTGTAGTTTATAGGCGTGCACGATGCCTCATACTTTGCCTCAACTCCTTATGCAGCACCTTGCAACTTATTCCCTACGTACTGCGCTTTTGCCAAGAGTTATACGGCATCGCGATTGATGAACAGCGAATCATTGAAGTGTTTTTTGTTTTCCCCTATGAAATACGGCAAATTCTTCGCCTTTTCGATTCTTTCGGTGTTGTCCTCGACCCATCGTTTGAAGTTGTCGGGCACATCCTTGACCTCATTCAGCGGTTCCTCCCAAAAATCCCTATCCGTGCCCTCGTTGGCTATAATTGGCACTGCATAGCACTTGCAGTTCGGGTGCCACCCGATGAATTTGAAAGATTTCGGATATTTTCCCTCCATTGCGTCACATATTTCCAGCGGCGCACGCCCTTTTTTGAAGCGCGGATACCAGAACTTTGCCAGCCACTGTACGTGCGATTTTGATGTTTTTATCTCATATCCGACAATAAAATCAAGTTGTTGCCATCGGATACTGTCGGCTTCACGATAAGCGCTGTTTATTTCGGTGCGAGCCATACGCATAGCATTCTGATAAGATGACCGGTAAACGCCTTGCCCAGGGTGATAAGCCTGCGCCACTTTCGACAGGGTAAGATTGCCGAACGCATTTCGGACACGTCGAAATAGTTTGTCCGGCTCATTCAGATAGACGCGCACATCACGGCTTATATCGGCAGCGCTTCGGCCTTCGCTGATACCTATAGATAAGGATAATTCTATGTGCCGTTCGAACTGCTTGGCGATACTCCAAACTCTTTCGGATAAATTATGCCCGTAAGTTGTTCTGCGTTGAAATGCCTCAAGTGCACCGAGATTGTGAAGCATCCATCCTTTTTTCGGATTGTCGAATAGTTGTTTTACCCATGAATCGTTCTTGTCGTTGGCAAAAAACCATTCCGAAGTGATCCCCGCTGTAATTATAGTGGACAACTTATTTCGGAATGAAGATAACGAGGCATCGGCTTGTTTACTACGGCTTTTGTTTGATGAGAAGGCGAACAATCGCCCCGTATCGGGTTGATATTTATATCCCATTCCCAGTCGAATCAATTCATCCGAGGCCACATCATACAAAGCCTCTATCTGTCGTAGATATTCTTCGACATGCGTTTTATGCTGTTGCTCCCATTGAGCGGCTTTCAAATTCAATCCGGGCATCGTTTCGAATTAGAATGTTGGCTCTATAATATTGTTCATAGATGCCTCTGCCTTCGCTTGCTTTATTCGCTCGATTTCAGCGGTAACATCATCGGCCGTTCCCATTAGTTCAACGCCCTTTTCCAGCGACATAACGCCATCCTGCACAGCACGGCCTATAGCCGCCCAGCGTGCGGTGACATCTTCATTGAACGGTTCGGCAAATTCGTGTTCTATTTTGAGCGCAGCCAAATCAGGACGCAGATGAATATGGGTTACATTCATCATAATAGCGAGAATAAGATTTTTCTCCCTATCTACGGCTATGTCGTATATCTCTTTATTATTTTCGCGCTTGATATATCCCAGTACCATCGCGCGTTTGATCGCTTCGCCAGACAAAGTTCCCAGCCCAGCCATTTTCTCGGGTGTAAACTCGGGCGTGAAAGTGTCGAACAAGATGGACTGCGCGAGGTCTTCCTTTTCCTGTTGCTGCGTCTCGGAAGAGGTCGGTGGATTGATGTACTCGAATTTTGAATCCGCTCCGGTCATCCGAATCATTTTCCCGGGCTTGTCGGCTCGACCTTTCAAAAAATCTACGACATCGCCCGTTGCTGCGGCGATAGGGTCTGCGAAATAGTTATTTGTGTCGGATATTTTGCTGTCTATATCCTCCTCGCGGTCTATGCGGGGGTTGATGCCTCCCCACGCTTTATCCTGTCGGTAGTAGATAACATTGATTTTTCCGGTTGGATTGGGAGTTGCAATAACCTCCCAATTAAGAGATCCTCGTTTGCATCGGTAGATCGTATCAGGTGTTTGAATATCGAAATGCTCGATAGTTGATGTCCCCTCTTTAAGGTAGTACCCATACCCGAATGCAATGAGGTTCTCGTATAGGTCGAATAATGGACGTAGGGTGTATCCTTTCGACTTGCAAATTACCACAACTTTTACCTGCGGTTGGAAATTCTCGTCCCGATAGATGTGGTAGAGCTTGGCACATTCAGTTTCTGCTCCCGCAATGCGTTTTGCTTTACGCATGGAAACGTTGAATCGTGTATCTTGCAAAAATTGATTATATGCTTCGAAAGCCTCGTCCGAACCTTCGTTGTTCACCTTCTTCCATCGTATCGGATTCCCGAGCAGAAAGAATAGTTCCACCTCATTGATGTACTTCTGTCGTGCACGAGGCAACTTCTCGGTACGATAAGGCTCCTGGCCTTTCCGCATCTTATCGGCCTTTCGCATAATACGGTGGAGTTCGGGGTTATATTCCTGAATCGCCTGCAAAACCTCCGTATCGCGATTCTGCATAAGTGTTTGAGCCTGTGTAATGTCTTTGTCCTTGATAAGCGTAAGCAGATCACGTTCTGCACCGGTTGCATTCAGATATTTATTGCGTATCGCATTGAGTAGGTTGTCTATAAATCCCATATCCGTACTTTTTACCAAATTCCTAAATCCTCTTTGTCTAAATCTTCTTCATTGTTGAAATACCCCCGCTTTTCGATTACTCCGGTCAGGGCATCTTCGGCGTCGTCATGGCTGTTGAACTCCTGCTGCTTACGGTATGATTTGACATGCGAGGCGAACTCCGGCCATCTGTGTTCCCATCCCGTCGGGAAATAAATGAGGTTCTGCACTTCGTTTGATCGCGTGAAGATACGCACCCTTTTGTTGTCGGTCTGCGTAAACGGGTTGAACGATGTAAAGTTGTTGCCCATTATTCGGCACTGTGCTTCAACATTGCGCCCGAAAGACCTGCCGCCATTGTTGCTCTCGACGTGGCAAATCTCCGTCTTGTTTCGGGACAGCATCTCGGCTGTTGCCGGCTCAGTATATTCCATCGGTTTCTGTGTATATAAAATGTCCGTCACAAAATTGCCGATAGGAGTTTCCGTATAGCAAATTGAACACAGATAGTCACTGCCTGTGTCGGCTGTATCCGTGTAGTTCTTTCGCTTCATAGGCGTAGCGTATGGAATAATATCGTATGTTTTGAACTCTCCATACATCAGTCCTTCCAGCGGCTTCGGGTTCTGCATATACTGCGTTTCAAATACGAAAGAGTTCGATCTCTCGATTTTGTGCAGTTCCTCCAGCGTGTGCTTAAATTCCCAGAGAGGCTGTTCCTGTCCGTTTTCGTCATGCCAGATGCAGGGCAACGAAAGTACCGTCCATTCCTCCGGCTCGATCTCCTGAAGATAGCCGCATAGATCGTGCTCATGGAGCCGTTGCATAATGATTATGATAGGCGTATTGCGCGAGTTCACGCGGTTGCGGATAGTCGATTCAAAGCGATTGTTCACCCGCTCGCGGATCGTTTCGGATAGTGCATCTTCCGGTTTGATCGGGTCGTCGATAACAATAGCTCCCGCAAAATCGCTTTCCCACGCAGGAATAAAATCACCCATTTCGCGCCGCTCCATATACGGATCATTTACTTGACCTGCACCAAATCCTGTAACCTGTCCTGCTGCACTTACTGCATACAGTCCGCCTCCGACGGATGTATACCACTTTTTAGCATTCTTGCTTTCGACGACTACTTCAGGGAAAAGCCGCTGGTAGTAGTCTGATTGTACCGTTTCATTGATCTCTTTCGAGTTGTCGAGAACAAGATCATCGGAGTATGATAGGTGTATGAACTTACTGCGGGGGTTTAACGCCAGCCCGTAGGCGATGAAGTTCTTAGAGACAAGTTCGGTCTTGCCATATCGTGGCGCAATATTGATAATAAGACGCTTTATTTCGCCACGGACGACTTTGTCAAGAGCTTCGCATATTTTGCGATGATGATCGCCGACAATAAACCGCATCCCCGTCTTATGCTTGAACATGTAACGGGTGAAATTCAGCATACCGGAAAGACAGAAGGTACGCTCTATGTCTATGTCGCGAATCGGAGTAGTGCGTTAATACTCTTCGTTAAGTTTTAACCCATATTGTCTTGCCTCTTCGGGAGAGAGAGTGCGAGGTGGAATAAGTTCGGCACCATCTGCTCCTGTAACCTCTTGACGTTCTACATATCCCCGTTTTTTTCCGCGTGTTTTGAGAGTGAAAATGATCGCTGTTTCGGAGGGACGTTCGATCCAACCGGCAAATCTCTTTTCGCCGTTCTCGTCCTTTTCGATGGCTGGAACGCCGGCAACCAGTTTGCGGAGGTTGCTTTCGGCAAGATCGAGGAAACGTTCGCGGGAATCTTCGAGGGCCTGCTTGAACTCGGGATCATCATTGCACCAAGCATAGACAGTAACTCTATCCACTCCGATGTGGGCGGCAATATCGGATAAAATGCCGCCGCAAGAATTTGCAATCTTGCGGAATATCGCAATATTAGGCTTTTTACTCGGAGCACCCATTTTTTATAGTGTAAAGTTTGTGATGTTATTCCACCCGTTCAACCATATCGGCGAACGTCTCCCCAGGGATGATTTTATCATCCGGGCCGAACCCAAATCGAAGCATGAACGACGATTTTGCCCGATATGACTTGAAATTGATCATTACATAGGATTCGATGTCTTCGGCCTTCTGCTCTGCCTGTTGCCTAATTTGTTCTTTCATCTCTTTAACGGCCGCTTTTCTTTCTTCGAACGGCCGCTGCACTTCCTCGAAATCATCCAGCGTATCGGCCATCCCTGAGTTCACTTCGTCTTGCATGACGGATATACCATATATGTTCATGTCCGCTTCGGAAAGCCCGGCGGCCTGATAGTCGATTTCCGGTACGAGCACCTTCATCTTTTCCATATCGAACTCGCCCATTGCCGATGGGGAGTTCATGAAGATATTCTGTTCGCGCTCGGTCTTATCGTCCAACTCCACCGCTTCGACCTTGATCTCGTAGTCCGTTTCGGGTGTTCCGTCATAGTTGTTAATGATGTCAAGCGTCTGGACGCGCTTATGTCCCGATACAAGATACGATGACCATTTATTCCACACGATACCACCCAAATAACCCACGGTCTTGAAGTTTTTCTTGAGTTTTCGGATGACCTCGGGGTCTTCTTTTCGGGGGTTGTATGGAGCGAAATTGATCTGCGACCGCTTGATTACGCCCGTCTCACTTTGCCTATATTTGGGCTGCTGCTTTTTCTGCGTCATGTCGGAGTAGGATATTACGCGATAATGGGAATACTTTGTAAATCTTTTCGAGGTCTTGCGGATAGTGCCGGCGCAGGTAGTCGAAACACTTGGCATCGAACCATAATCCGTTTCCCGCCTCTTTTGTATATGCAATAGGCTCTGGCAAACGTCTCGCTTTTATATAGGCAAGTACATCCGACTTTTTCCAATGCGATAGAGGGTAAACTTTATTCGTGTTGCTTATGGCCTCGTTTTCGTAACCGCGCAACATCAAACGACGATGCATGCCGTCCGCTTGTTTCATACCGTATAAAGAGTACGATATTCCCGTTTCCATCCGAACGGATTCATCAAGGTCTTTCAACGATAACAGCTTTACATTGGGATTAGGAATGCAGTATAGCCCGCAACGGAGAACGCGCGTCAATGTCCAATGGGGGATTTGCAGAATGGTAACGTTGGAATAACGGGCTTTGATGGCTCGCAGGTAGTTGTCGATGTGGTCGAGACCTTTGACGAAATACATGAACACGCAAACGATCTCTTTGAAGTGCGGCGCCATCAGGTCGAGCAATACCTCGCTGTCTTTGCCGCAAGAATAAAAAAGGATTGCTCTATCCGTTTTTTGACGGACAGAGGCAATCACTTCGTTTGCATGGTCTATCGGGGTCATGATTAACCTATTGCCATGCCAAAGGCGGCGCGAATGTCGCGTGCACGACCGGCACGATTCGTCGCACGACCGCCTACTGTACGATAACGAACACGGCTAGCGCCGGTCGTCCGATTGATTCGATTTCTTACTGAATTTTGAGTGCAGCTTGAATTTTAGAAGTTTGACAATATGATTTAACCTACGGAAAGGCCTCGGGCGGCAGATTGCCTAGCTCTTGTATATGCACTGGTCGCCCTTGCATACCTATTCGCAATAACACCATTCCGGCCACCCATATTTGCGAGGCTACTTAATCCTACAGCAGGATTAGGCGTGCGGCGTCGCAATTCACTCGTTATACGGCTGTATTGCGCGTCAAGCTGAGTTGCTGTTTTTTGTCTTCGTCTTCGAGTGCGGCAATGATTCTAAGGGTTTAACAATTCATTTTCTCGATTACCTTGCCGAGGTGGCAGTCGATCTCGGTCATGGTATATTCGTTACCGTTGTGCTCGTACACAATCGGCTCTTTCGTCTCTTCGTCGCAAACATCTACCAGCTCGACGCCTTTGACTTCGACCAGCGCGCCGGGGCGATTCTTTTCGCAACCTACCCAGAACTGTATGGCATCGTAGTGGTTGATAACCGTATCAACGCCCTTCTCGCTGTCCCACGCCGATTCGGGCACGTCACTGTCTTTCTTGTAGACTTTGCCTGTGTTGTTGTCTCGGTATGAAATGTATTTCGTGTTGGTCGGGCGTACTTCGCGGGGCTCGACCGTTTTTTCACCCGACAAAATGGCGTCGAACCATTTTTGTTTGATGATAAGCGTTAAAATTTTCATAGCCGTAAATTTCATTAGTAGCGGGGGCAAGAATCGAACTTGCGCCTGCGGGACACTAACCCGCCGTGGTAACCTCTGCACTACCCCGCATATATCTGTTCGATGCAAAAGTGGACACGTTCGGCACATTATGCAAATATTACTATTGAATTATTTATTAATAATACGATTTTTTATTGAGAGCTGCAATTTTTAAGGTCTTTTCTTCACACACCCTTTGCAGCGGATAATCTCAAGCACTACTGCGTCATATTTGACGATCAATAGGCTGTCGCGATTGTTGTCTGCACCTTTGTAGGCTTTACACCCACACTTCAGCCGCGTGCGGTGACATGTCGCGTCCGTCAATTCGAATGCCTTTTTGAGTAATGTCAAATCGCTGCGTTTTTCTACGTACATCGTTGGTTTCATATATTATATAACTTTTACAAAGTTGAACATTCTGAATGACCGCCAGCCCTCGGCAACCGTATCGTAATAGGTTACGAGGTGTTTGTTAGGCTTACGGTCGTCACCTTTTGTTTCGGGGCATAAGTCGTCCTTAAGCGCACCGAATGCCTGTCGCAATTCACCCGTACTCGATTTGAGGTAGAAGAACTGCACGATGCCCGCGCGCATCTTTATCTTCAATTTGAACACCTGCCATGCCTTATGCAGACACTCAGCAAAGGTTACACCCGTCGCGCGGCACATCTGCCACGCCGTGCGCATGATGATGGAAAGGTCGGTTCGTTTCATTGTTATATAGGTTAAAATGTAACATAATACAGCCTATTGCCAACGTTGTTTTAGACGTTTATTCAATAAATCAATTAGTTGATTTCGCTGACTTTGCAAGGTGTGAAATACATATCTCTTTCGATGCCAAGACCAAAGGGGCGAGTTCTAACGCGTTGAAGTTCATTCAGTGACACATAACCATATTCTCGCTCGCCCATATTGTCTAACAATGCGAAGAGAATGTAGTCGTCGTCTTGCTTCTCGCCTTCGAGAATGTACCACGTCTGACTGCCGCAGGGGTTGAAGAACTTGCAGATGACCTGTGCCTTGCCGCCTTTGCCATCTTGTGAATAAATGGGGTGCTTTGCCAACTGCTTCTCAATTGCTTTAGTTAAGAGTTTCATGGCCGTATATTTGTGGCAAATAATACGTCAAAATGAGAGTTAAAGAATTATTGAAGGAACGAGGAATGACCGCAAAAGAGTTGGCGGCGCGTCTCGGAATGACTGAAACGGGGTTAAGTATTGCAATTGGTGACAACGGAAATCCGCCGTTAAAACGATTGCAAGAAATAGCCGATATTTTGGGTGTTGAAGTGCCGGAACTTTTCGCCGCTTCGAAAGAGGGAGCAATCACGTGCCCGCATTGCGGGAAGTCGATAACCATCAAGGCAGAATAACCTCAACGATACCTGCCCATGGAACTACAACCTATCCAAAGCAAGATTTACGAAATACGGGGCCAGCGGGTGATGCTGGACCGTGATTTGGCGGAATTGTACCAAGTAACAACAAGCGCTCTCAATCAAGCGGTAAAGCGTAATATCGAACGCTTTCCGCCCGATTTCATGTTTCAACTGACAGATGCCGAAACTGAAAATTGGAAATCACAAATTGTGATAACCAATTCCATCACGATGGGTTTACGCCGCAACCCCTATGCGTTTACCGAGCAAGGCGTTTCTATGTTATCGGCTGTTTTGAAAAGCTCCGTTGCCATACAAGTAAGTATCGCTATTATGCGTGCTTTCGTAGCGATGCGGAACTACATCACGACCACGACGACAGTAACGGCCGAGTTGGCCGAAATTCGGGCGAAACTGGCGTTACTGGAGCGGGTGGACGCCGACAATGCCGAGGCGGTCAGCGATCTGTCGGAAGATATGCGCAAGGAGCTTGATAATATCTACAACGCTATTGCGGCGTTGTCGGTCAAGATACCGCAGGCACGCAATCCCGCCCGCAAAATTGGATTCCAACAAGCGGAGCAAAAGGCGGAAGAGTAGCAACGTACCCGACGAACACAATCACCTGCCCGAAGTGCGGGACGGTGCTGGAGGTAAAAGAAAAGGAATAAATAAAACTACATTCCTATGACACAAAAGCAGGCCATACAGTTGTTCGAGGACCGCAAGGTGCGCACCGTTTGGGACGAGCGGACGGAGACGTGGTATTTTTCCGTTCTCGACGTGATCTCCGCTCTGACGGACACCGTGAATCCGACCGATTATTTCAAGAAGATGCGCAAGCGGGATGAAGCGCTCGCCTCGTTCGTGGGGACAAATTGTCCCCAGATAGCCATGAGGTCAGAAACGGGAGTGATGCGTTAATTTTTTTATACTCTAAAAATTTGAGAATACGCGATTTAACATTATCGTCCATAGTCTAATTTATTTGTTGCACAAAAAATCTTTGCAAAATATTTTGTTTGCACAGAATTTCTGTGTATATTTGCATTGTAATTCAATCATTGTATGACAAATATAATTACAAACAGCAAAAAATCAAGAGGTAGCAATGCTGCAGCATTGCTTTTACCCTTCGAACGGTATGTTCAAAGTATCACTAACCTTGAAGAACGCAAGCGACTTTGTGATACTTGCAAGCAGGCTATCGGTATTCGAAGCGACACTCAATTATGGAACTACCGCGTAGGCAACGTTCGGCCTGATATGCTGAAGCGACGAGAACTTGCCAAGATCATCCGCCGTCATTCCGGCGATAGCAGCTATACCGCCGACAACCTCTTTCCCGTGGAATTTTACAACAGATAGATAATATGAAACGTATTCAAAGATTTCACAAGACGAAATGTGCGGCAGAACGATATATCGCAACACTCGGTACTGATGCCCGGTTTTGTCATGCGTATAAATGTACGAGCGGCAGTTATTGGGTCGGGACGGAATTAGAATGGTTGAATCGGTACTAATACATCATATGCAAACGATCCGCAATATAGAGTTTTTCAACGATCCCGAGGGAGGGGTAATGGTACGCGATACCGAAGGCGTCCATACTTACCAGCCCGAAGACAAGATGCTGACAGGGGCATTGTTTACCCGCATCGAGACCGAATATCCGAAAGTATTCAAGGCTCTCGCCGAGATTTACCGCAAGAGCCGTGCAAACGTGAACTACTACCGGTTCCTGATCTGCCACCGTTTTATTCGCTGCAATTTCGGACGGTTGGACAACAGGCAGGACATCGACGGGATGGGGCGCTTCACCTTTGAGGATGTGAGTTGTCCGATCAAAGGCGAATGCAAGTATGCCGGCATTATATGCAGCCCCGAGTTCGATACCCGATTGACCGAGCGGCAGAAGGAAGTGATGAAACTCTATATGGAGGGGATGGGCGATGAAGAGATCGCGGATATGCTTTACATATCGCCCGAGACGGTGCGCACAACGAAGCGCGACGCCTTCCGTAAGGCCGAGGTACATTCGTTGGCTGAGTTCGCAATCCAATACAAGGATAAGTTATGAAAACTCCGTGGCGATGGTGGCGGGAACGCCAAGCGACCGATAAAACATGCAAACACTTGGCGCTCATGACGGAAGATATTACAAATATCACAGACCGGCTGGTGGCGTTCGTGTGGGAGGATATTGAAAAGATCATAGACCAAATGTCGGAGGATTTGTTACGGCCGATTGAAAGTATTAAACCAATAAAAAAGAATGTGATGAAAGATTTACTTAGCTGCGAAGGCCGGAGGTTCCGGTGTAAGATTGATGGTACTCTTGCCACAGGGATAATTCGAGTGGTAGATAAATGTGTGTATTTATGCCAAAATGAAAAAAATGGGTTTCACAGCATCGACAAAAAAGGATATAAATATGCATGGTATGTTTACTCTGGAACCGAAGCAGATTTTGCTCGTCCCAATGTCAGGGTCACCGATTTCCGGGTTATTCCTATAACCGCCGAAGAGATCGAAGCCTACAAGGATTGGCAGGTGGGGCATCGACTCAGAAAAAAAGACGGATCATCCCTAACTATAGATGATATCTTCCGCTTCGGAGAACTCATAGTGGGCAAATTTATCGATACAAGGAGAGCTTTAACTAACTACACCTGCGATGAGCTATACGAGGATGGTTTCCGCCTCATTGTCGATCCTGCTCCTGAGGAGGAGATCGTCGAGGTGACGATGGACGAGATCGCCAAGTTGAAGGGCGTGCCCGTTGAGCGGCTGCGAGTGAAGAAGGAGGACAAATAACGACAAAGAGTGCGTGGTAGAATGGTATTACGAATCGATTAGTGGTAAAGACCAAGTGTACTCACGATGCGCTTAATGGACAGTACACCCTGAAGAGCGCAGATGTTCAAACAGAAGCTAACCGATTGAAAGGCATTCCAGACGTGGAATGTTTGCCAGTTCGAATCTGGCCGCACTCCCTAATCAATATAAAGTATTATGAACGAGCCAATTATTATTACCACTCCCGCAGAATTGCGCTCTATTGTCGCTGACGAAGTGGCGGCGATTTTGCCGAAGCTCGCCGATTTCAGGCGTAAGAATGAACCGGTAGAAATCGATAATTTGTCCGTTGAAGAAGCCGTGCGGTTTATTGCGGAGCAAGGTATCCCGACCACCCGTTCGACGATTTATAATTGGGTTTTTCTAAAAAAGATCCCATTTAAGAAAATTGGACGCCGCACGGTGTTTTCCAAAAAGGAGCTTCTTGCTTGGATCGAATCCCGTACGACTTTGCCGGAGGACAGACGGGCCGTTGCAGCTGCGCGTATCGCCAAAAGTGCTAACTGCAAATAAAATGACAGATAGGCTACTACCGAACCAGGGACTAATATGTACTTCTATGCTGTACTGGTCGGCCCTGGTAGTGGATCAACCGAGCACTATCCGCGCCCAACGTTCTTTCATTCGAGTAAAGTTAAGAGTTGAGATTAGTTGAGTTTGCCATTTCCGGGCGCGGATTTTCAAAGTCCGTATCGGGTTGAATGTCCCGGTGCGGGCGCAAAGGACGGCACGGAAGCCGTAGGGGTCCTAAAGCCTGCCATAAACCCCGGCCGCAAGGCAGAAAGGCTGGAACGAATAAGCGGTTCATTGAAATACGAGAACCATCCGAAGGGATGTAAAACCCGGCGAGCGACTTGGCGCAGAAGGGCGGATATTAGGCCGATCAATACCAAAAAGCAGGCGACGATCCGGAGCAATTCGGGGAGCCGGTAGCGATATACCCTGCGATTCAGTCGTGGTCTTCGATGACGACAGGGTGCAAATTTTAATCAAAACAATTTACGTGCAATGTCAAACAAAGTATTTACCCCAGATAACATTCCCAAATTAAAACAGAACGAGGTCTTTGTATTCGGCAGTAATAAGGCCGGTAACCACGTTGGCGGCGCAGCTCGTGTCGCGGTCGAGAAGTTCGGCGCGATCATGGGGCACGGCGAGGGCTTACAGGGCCAGTCCTACGCTATCCCTACGCTCGATGAACAGATGGACAAGGTGTCTGCCGAGGAATTGACGCGATCGGTACGGAGATTCGCAGACTATACACGGTACAATACAGATAAGGTTTTCTATGCAACCAAGATCGGATGCGGCATCGCTGGATTCTCGGTCGAAGAGATTGTGGAAGTATTCAAAAGCGTCTCGTTCGGCGATAACGTGGTGCTTCCGCAAGAGTTCGGCGAAGAAAAACATATCGATGGATTTAAAGGGTTCAATGCAGATATGACCTGCCTGGGCTTCAAATTCGAGGAGGGCAAGACTTACGAAGAGGATGTTGAGTTGAAAGTTTGTAATCGAGGCTTTCATTTCTGCGAATCACCGTTCTCTGTCCTTAGCTATCGTGATATGCTGGATGATGAATGCAAGTTCATCCCTGTGCATCATGTAACAGCTTTGGGGCGATGTCATTCCGACTCGGATAAAACGGCGACGACAAAGATTCACATCGGGGCAAAACTCGATTTCAAAGGATTCATTAAAGCTGGTATAGATTTCATTTACGAGAAGTGCATCAAAGAGGGTCCGACCGACAATGTTAATTCGGGCTACCTCGCACAGATCGGCTCCTCGGGCTACCTCGCAAAGATCGAAAGCGAAGGTAACAATGCTGTTGTAGCAGCCATAGGTATAGATTCAAAAATAAAGGCAAAGAAATGTAGCTGGATTACCCTCGCTGAATATGGCGAGGATCTGAAACCAGTGTGCGCAAGGTCTGCACAGATCGATGGGAAATCGCTCAAGGAGGATGTTTTCTATCAACTGAAAGGCGGCGAGTTTGTCGAAGCAGCAGAATAACAGCAAATATCATCCACAAGTAAATCTTTACCAACATGCAAACCTTCTTTTCCGAAAGCACAGTCAAAAGTCTGTGGGTAACGCTTGCGGGCCGCCTCTGGCGTGCGTGGTACCGTCTCAAGAACAAGGTGCGCCGGACAATCGACAAGTCCCGCCGCCGGGCACATAAACTCCAAAACCGACCTCGTGTCTATCGGGTCGAAATCCGGTAAGAGTATGGCACACTTAATTACGCTCGTAGTAGTTTCCGTTCCCGTTTGCCTGGTGTTCGACTGGGTGCTGTCCAGTTCCCGGCGTATGCGGATCACCCGCTATCTGTTGAATGAAATTTTCGAACAGCGATGAATACTTTCTACTACGTCACCGACTCGGCTCAAATGCCGCCGTCCACTCGGAAAGAACCCTCGGAAGAATATTACTTCTTCGAGAGCACCCGTTTCAACCGGCCGCAAACGACAATTCATCTGACCGATCAGGAGATTCTGACTTTCGCCAAACGCATCGCCGATTACATCACCCAGAGGACATTTGCGGGTACTATGGAATCTTTCGACTTTCAGATAGAATATCACGGCGTTGCGGTGCAGGGACGCTATACGGTGGAAACCGAGCGGCAGGGCGCGGTACATTCGATGGGAATGACGGAATGGATCGACGTTCTGATACGGGAGGAGACGAGCATAGCGAGCGCCTGGTGTACGGCCACGGACGAGGAGGTTCCCCGGGTGCTGGAGAAACTGAACGAACTGTTAAAATAATCGAATTGAATTTAACGGACTAAAGAAAATGAAAAAATACACACAAGCGGATTTCAACGCCTTCGAGGTGATCGACGGAAACGGGGATAACCGATAAATAGCAGGCTGAGAATGAAAGTAGTTGATTTATTCAATCAAGAAGAGCATATATTCACGAATCGCGAGAAGCGGCAAAAAGGGCTTTTCGACGATTACGAGGGCTTTGTGGAAAAATTCAAGCCCAAGAAAACGACCGACGACTGCTATACACCTCCAGCGGTGTACGACTATGTTTTGCAATATGTAGCCGATCATTGCGATATCGACGGAATGACCGTTGTCCGCCCGTTCTATCCGGGTGGTGATTACGAGAGCCTGGTCTATCCCGATAATTGCGTGGTGATCGACAACCCGCCCTTTTCGATCATCGCTCAAATTGTCCGGTTCTATCTGAAACGAGGGATCAAGTTTTTCCTGTTTGCCCCGCATCTGACATTGTTCAGCGCTGACCTTGACTGTACACGGATCGTATGCGGCGCCGCTATCGTTTACGAAAACGGGGCAAAAGTAAATACATCTTTTTTGTCCAATATGTTCGGCGAAGCCGGTGTAATAGGTGATCCTGTGCTATATGAGGGGATCGACGCCATTTGCTCGGCGCCGAAAGCGGAATTACCGAAATACAAATACCCGGACTGCGTGATGACGGTTTCGGATGTAGCGTACATCGTGAAAAACAAGGGTGAGATAAGGATAGACAAGCGGGAAATGCTGCACCGCTCTGCACTCGATGCTCAAAAAAAGCACGGGAAAGGGATTTACGGATCCGGTTTTTTAATCTCGTATACCGCCGCCGAAAGAGTTACCGCCGAAAGAGCTGCGGTGAAGAAAGAGACTATAGTATGGGAGTTATCCGAACGAGAGATGCGGATCGTTGAAAAATTAGGACAATAACCGATGATCTCTTATGACCCACGCATCACTATTCAGTGGGATCGGAGGGTTCGACCTCGCCGCCGAGTGGGCTGGCTGGACGAACGCTTTCAACTGCGAGATCGATCCTTTTTGCCGGACCATACTCAAATACCACTTTCCCAATGCAAAGCAATACGAAGACATACGAACAGCAGATTTTACCATTTGGAAAGACCGTATCGACGTGCTTACCGGTGGATTCCCGTGCCAGCCGTTCAGCCTCGCAGGAAAGCGGCGAGGAACAGAGGATGATCGCTACCTGTGGCCCGCAATGCTCGACGTTATTCGGACTGTTCGACCGCGCTGGGTCGTTGGCGAGAACGTTTACGGAATCGTTAATTGGTCGGAAGGGTTGGTCTTCGAACAGGTGTGCGCTGACCTGGAGGCGGCAGGATACGAGGTGCAGCCGTACATTATTCCGGCTTGCGGTGTCGGCGCTCCCCACCGTCGGGACAGATGTTGGTTTGTTGCCCACCGTACAGACGCAGGGGCTGAAGCGATGCGTGAACGGTCGAACGGAGTTCATGCCGACAGTATTGCTTCCGACACCCCATGCCTCGGACGCATCACGCGGAGGTCAAAAAGTAACCGGACTATACAAAACGAGAAAATCGGGTCTAACATATATGTCCCTGTTGAACGATCTGGCAGTAAGCGGACTTTTACCGACCCCGACAGCGAACGATGCGAAGAATGTAACGCTTCCGGCCAGTCTGGGCATACGCAAGGGCGGACTACCCAAGAAGGCGATGCAAAACGACGAATACCGGACTGGAACGGGTTCCCGACTCAACCCCCTGTATGTGGCGGAGATGATGGGTTTCCCGGGGAATTGGCTGGTATCGCCTTTCCTCGGTGGCGCCGGGAAGCTGTCAAAGCCTGCGGAAACGCCATAGTCCCGCAGGTGGCATTGCAGATTTTTGAAACGATAAACGAATACGAAAGGAAATGAAAAAACGCTTACTTACAAGTTTTCTTATTGGAACACTGACAATTGTTTTACGTGGTATTATATACGGGGCCCCCTATCGCTCGATTGTATGGGGCGTAATATTGGTTATTCTTACTATCTCCGTCATTGCAATTGGGATAGCGACAACCGGAATCTACGATTTGTTGAAGCAGGGGATGAATATCGACACACTGTATATCAATGGCGGAATCCGCTTTTTCGACAAAAGCAAGGCCGACAACCCCGAATTGTTGAAAGGAGGCGAGCAATGAAAGGCGAAGTGTTTGGAGTTGCGCTTTTTGGATCTCCGTACTTGTATCAAAGCGGCGATCCTTATTTCCATATGAAAATGAATGCGCTTGGATTACGACGAGGCTCCCCTTTGATTTGCGGGCTTCGGCATAAGGCGATATTGGCGAATAACTATGAATATTGGCTGTGCGACTATGACGAAGAGGATGATTTTTGTCGTAGATTCGGGATAACCCCTACTCATACAGTGGAAGATTTTGTGGAAACGATTAAGGCATTGAAAAAGGAGTATGAAAAGTAAAAAGGCCCAGGAGTTTATTGACAGGGCTATGAAACATATTGTAGCCGATTTGTCTGACCACGGCAAATGGCAACTTCGAACGGCAATGACTACTACAGCCGAACTCGCCGAGCAGGAAGCCGAGGAAAGAATGTGGAATAAAGCTATCGAAGCATTTTGCAAGGATTGTCCAATTTACTCAATACAAACAAGTAATGGGGGAAATTGCCCCGATTGTAGTGCATTAAACGCATTCAAACAAAGACTGAACGAGGAATGAAATTCACAACCCCTTGCTTTGTCCGCGTTGTTTTGTTGGATAATATTTTATTATCTTTCTTTAATCACAAAACAACATTAAATGAGACAACTATGGGTTTCAAAAATGATTTGACAGGAAAAGTTTTTGGGAGATTAACGGTTATTGAGTTCTCCCACAATGGTAGCAATTGGTCTGTACACTGGAAATGTAGGTGTAGTTGTGGGGCGTATATTGTGGTGCGGAATAATAATCTACTTTCCGGGAACACTAAATCGTGTGGATGTCAAAAATTAGATTCATCGAGAGCAATGTGTACGGTGCACAATCTGCGCAGGCATCCCCTATATAACGTATGGGCGGCAATAAAACAACGGTGCAATAACCCGCAAGACAAAAATTTCCATTATTATGGTGGACGTGGCATTAAACTTTGCGACGCATGGAATAATTCATTTGTGGACTTCTACAATTGGGCTATTGGGAATGGGTGCCAAAAGGGACTAACTGTTGATCGAATTAACAATGATGGAAACTATGAGCCTGCGAATTGCAGGTTGGTTTACGTTATCGACCAACACAACAACACCAGATCAAACCGATATTTGACTTATATGGGACGGACACTCACGATGGCTCAATGGGCGAGGGAATTAGGCATTGATTATCGCCGATTACAATCACGAATAAATCTCGGTTGGGATATGGATAGAATTGTTGCCGTCGGAAATCGCAAAGCCAACGTAAGTGAAATCATTAGATCAATTAATTACAAAAAAACATGAATTTTTTAACACCTGCATTCGTGAGGGTTAATAACCCAGAGAAGCGAAAATAGCTGACCGAATGGCTGCAAGGAATCGGGTATTATGTATGTCCCTGCTGCCTGTTCGACGGCTGGAATACATTGCATTGCAATCGGATTGAACGGCTGAAAACTTCTTACGAAGTACACGGCATCCCGGATTATGACAGAGATACCGGGTATAATATCGGGTGGTTCAAAGTAGATAATACCAATGAAGATAATCCGTCCTACGACTGCGGAGAGAATGTCGAATTATTCAAGGCGCTGGCCGCGATGAACGACGAGAATGACATTGAACAGATATTTATATCTGAACGAGGGCTGTATATCAGATGCCTACGAAACAATGCAAATATAGATTGGTTAGGCAAGCTACGTAAAGCCACAGTCGAGGAGATCGTCGAATATTTCAAAAACAATGAGAAATGAAAACAATTGAGGAAAGAATACAAGAATATGTGGCCAATGCCTGGGTCGAACTTGATCTCGGCGGGATCACCGAATGCGCGGACTATATAGTTGGGATGGATGACATCATCACCGACATAGACCGGGACGCTCCGGAAGATGAGTTTGTAAAGTATTACGATTACTGTCTGCGGGTGGGGAGTATCGCCTGCGGCAAAATTAGTACGCCCAATTACAGCAGCTGGCTCTCGGGGTGTCCACGCATGAGTGAAGAACAGATCACCCGGCTGGAGGAGTTGCAGAGGGACATACGCAAGGCGGAAAGAGAGCTGGAAGAACAAATAAGGAAAGAGAAGTTTTAACCGGGAGAGGCAAAATCGCTCCCTTTTTTATTCATATGGCAGTAGATACATCTAAAAACGGTACAGTAGATCGTGCTAAACTTCTGGCAATAGAAAATAAATGTACGAGAATAATTCGAATTGCGGGGGTAACGTTTTATGTTGCTCCGGATAAGGATACACCAGAACACCGGAGGCACTTAATCCGCGTTTTGGAGAGTTGCGGTCGGCGATATACTCAAAAAGCAGGCAGCTATGAATCGGAGATTTGAGGTGAGAATCGACATTCCGAATAGTTGTGAATTGATTGGATGCAGATCGGACGGAAACATGGCAATTATTGTTTTCGAAGATTGCAGCGGCCCAGAGATCCGGCCAATCGGTTTTTGTCGGGAACATTCCGGAGAAGTACCGGACGCCTTCGAAGATGAATAAAAAAGAGGCAATTCCGAAGAATCCCCCCTCACACCTATACAAATATAATGATTTATTCGGAATTTGCAAATGGGACGATATAGGAAAAACGAACGCAGAGGCGGGGCACGTGACGATTCCGAAATATACATCAGTTATTCACGGAATCGATTGCTCGAAATGATTATCTGCCGGGAAGCAAGGATGGGCGTGAGTTATCGCCATGATTTCGTCTGTCGATTCAAGGCACACAAATCCTTGCCGTTTTTATGGCGGAAATTCAAAAGGAATATTAGAGAACACATTGACGGATGGCAGCAGGAGCTGCCTTTATTTTGATGAATTTGCGGAAAGGGAGAGGATAATAACCGTGCAATTCGGAATATATGATGTAGAATTACATCCGTTCATCCTATTGCATAATTGCAATTAGACGATAAAAGTGTTCTTTTGATTCATTCTGTTAATGTCGTTTCAAGCATTGAACTCTATTGGGCGGGAGCCGGACGTGAAGCTACTTTATAACGTATCTTTCGGGGCACACGAAGGAAGTGCGCCTTTCGCACGTTGTCGGGACATTGACGAAGATATAAAAGCCGATCTTATCCAGCTATTATATCGATTCTATCAATTCGCAGATTACGGCTACATAAATAGGGTAGCAGCATTCGCTGATCTCCAACAATGACATCAGATATTTAGTTTGTTCGTCCATAACCGTCGCATTTACCTTTGCAACAAATAAATTGGTGAATATCTTTCCAAAGCATTGTATTTATCTGTCCTGTCAGATAGGCTACTTCTTCGCCTTGCATCGGCATTGCGGATGCTACGGCGATGTCGTCGCACAGGTGCCGCAGTTCATGCTCGAAAGAGTTCAGGAATTGTGCCTGGGATGACGCCAATCCTACGACTACGACAGACCTTCGCCGGGTCTTGTTGGAATAGGTGAATCCCGAATCCATATCGGCCTTTTCCAAATTTTCCCGTACTCGCTCCATAATTGGCCTGGGACACTCTATCTGTTCCAAAGAAAAAAGGATAGAGCGCGTGTGATAGCCATGTACGGCGAAGTAAAACCGCACATGCCAATCATAGTTCTCTATCCTCAGATCCCGCAGCTTCATGTCGTTGAATACACTTTTTGAATCCTCACATACGGTCTTTCGAGCCGCGTTCTGGATTTGATTCTGTTACAGGACATCTTCCCACGGAACATTTGTTCCCGACCCTATCAGATCGGCGAAATATCGTGTGAAGGGCAGCCCGGGATAGGCGTCTTCATCGTCGATGAAATCCTTGACGAACAGGGCCAGGTGTTGTTCATCGGCAATGGATGATCCCCAGTAATCGGCCCGGGCCATATTCGCGGCATATACACAGTCGTAGGCGGCAGGCCGCACTCGATCTTTGCCAGCCGGTTGCTCAGATCGCCGATCGCAGCGTTGATGGGCGCTACGGCCTGGGCCTGCGACTGCATAATCGTCGCCGTCTGATGTTCTTGGGAGAGCTGCCCGGCCAATGCCGCGCTCTTGGCACGCTCGGCGTCGAGTTTGTTCTGCATCTCACGCATCTCGAGGGCACAGAAACGGTCGTTGATGACCTGCGTCTGGGCATCGATCTTCGAGCCGAGGGCATTGAACTGCGTGTTGGCGTTGCTCGTCAGGGTGTTGGTCTGATTGAGCGTTGCGAGCTGGCTTTCGTAGCCCTGGCGCTCGATGGCGGTGCGGACATCGCAGCAGCAGGAGGCCATCTGCGAAAGCACCTGTGCGTTGCCGGACTGCACGGCATTGATGATCTGCTGCGCCGAGAGGCCCGACTGTGCCTGGATGTTGCACAGAGCGGTCTGAATCTGCTGTACGGAACAGTTGAGCGAAGATGCGAGCTGGTTGATGGCGGTGCCGTTTCCCTGAATGGCATTCATCAGCAGCTGACGCCCTGCGTCGCCGTTCAGCTCGGCGGGAAGATTCGAGAGTCCGTTTCCGCGACCGCCGAAGCCACCCCATCCGTTGCCGCCCCAGAGAGCCCAGAGCAGGATCATCCACATCCACTCCCAGCCGTAGCCATTGCCGTAGCCGTTATTGCGGTTGTTTCCGTTCATCAACGCGGCCACGAGGTTGCCGTCCATTGCGCCACCGTTGTCGAACACTAAAGTTTTTTCGTTCATTGTTTTAGACTTTTACATTGTTGCGTCCGTTCGGCGGACGCTGCCGTTGAGCTCACAATGCAAAAATCGACATGAACGATGGGAGAATCAATCGTATCAGTCGCAGGTGGGACGGAGTTTGGACGCAATACGGACGAGGAGCATTTCGAACATTTTACCGCTTTGTTTGCGACGAAGATCGAATTGGGAAATCATCTTCTCTATGGGCCGTCGTGAGAAGTTCATCAGCGAGGATATGACCAGGGCGTGAAATCCCTGCCTCCAGAGGAAATAGACCAGTAAATACCTGGCATCCACGATCTCGGCGTTTTGGGCTTTGGATAGTATTCGCTCTTCCGAAATCTCCGTTTCTTGCGATACCGTGCCGAGAATTTGTCGGTAAAGTTCAGATTTGCACATATAGGATATTTCTCTTGCCTTTGTTCACTCTCTTACCAAATAAAAATAAGTGCCAACACACTTGCAAAGGCTTTACAGCCCCTGTCGTGGTGTGTTGGCACCTCTATTATTAGCGGAAGGCAAGAGAGACGCTAATAAAGGCAGGGGCTTTTTTTACGCCCACCCCTGACGGGCGAAAGCTGTTAGAACAGATACTTTTTCAATGTCGGCCAAAGCAGGTAGAAGTAGATTGCCCCGACGGGAATCAACCCGGTTGCGAACAAGTTGCTGCTTTCGACCTGGCAATAGTAGAGTGTTCCTATCCCACCCACAATACAAACGAATGAGAAGAAGGCAAGGAAAAGCAGTCCGATTTTTTTAATTGTTTCCATAATTATAATTCGTTAAAAAGTTATTTCCGCCATAAATCCATACTTATGCTTCCTTGAACATAGGGGCCGTTATCGCGTGGGTCCCAGCCGAGGGATGCCGTGATATTGAACCTTCCGATGTTTCTGTGAAGTTGCCCTCCGATCCATACGCCACCCGTGCGATTAACGTAATAGACGCCTGCGGCAGGCCCGAGTTGCCATCGGTAGGGCGTTCGGATTATTTTCTGCTGCGTGATAGTACGTCCGTATGTTTCGATGTGTTCAAGGGTAGGGTGGCAGTCGCCCAGGGCTATTCCGCTCACTATGGCGAAGTAGCTGCTGTCGCGATATTCCCGGCGTTCGAATGGCAGCTGTACCGGCACACTGTCCCGGTTGGGATTTATTGTTACGGTGGTAAAGGTGGTATCCGCTGGGGCGAACAACCATTTCGGCACCTCTACCGAAATAGCCGAGGACAGTATTTTATGCGGTTGCGGTCTTTCGAAGTAGGCCGTATCGATTCGAGTATGCTCGATGATACGGACATCGACGGATCGCCTGCCGAGCCACCATCCGACAAAGAACAAGCCGGTCAGAAGGAGAATCAGGATTATTTTCCGCAGTACCATAATGAGTACGAGCTATCAACCGTTGATGAACAGATCCCAGCCGGCCATCACGTCCGTCATGCAGGCATCAACGCCATTTTCTACGCGCGACATAGCTGCGACTATCGGGATCATCACATCGCGGTTGGTTGCCGTGATCCATCCGTTTTCCGGGACGCCGGACAATTCGGATACCGTACGGATATATGCATCCGTGTCGTTCTCGCTCGGGGGTGCCCAGCGTGAAATCATCTTCCGAATGGTGTCGAGCCCGTATTTTCGGCTGTAAGTGTTCAGGCATTTGAACATCGCGCGGTATCCCCACGCCATAGATTCGAACTGCTTGAATGCAGCGTCGCGGGAAGGTTCCACCTCTCCCTTCCAATGGGTTCCATCCTTGCGGATATTCCCGGGATTGTTGTTACGAAGTCCTCTGGTCATTTTTTTGTGCTGTTTAATATGTTTTCTACATCTTCAGGATTTACATTGAGTTTGCGGGCTATTTCTCCGGTCAATGCTTTTCGAAACAGACGTAAGAATGGAAAGTTCGGATTGATGATTAAAGCGTTGCCACAGCTCGACCATGCTTCTGCCAGGCAAATGGCAGAACCCAGGATCACGGTCGTAATCTTCGTTTCGCTGCCTCCTGTCGTAACGAATTTATCGATGAAAACGAATACTACGATCAGATTGAAGTAAACTGCCAGCTTGAATATCGTAGCCCGCAGGAGTTCTGACAGGATAAATTCTCCGCGCTTTCGAGCAACGCATATTCCAAACAAAGCGTCGAAGGCTACGGCAATAAGCACCCCATAAAGTACGAGCTGGTACCCAGCGAAGAAATTCACGATGACGATCAATAGTCCTATAAGCCATCCTTGCACGGTCATAAGCGCTTCGGACAGCTTTGTAGCAATACCTTCCAACACCTTTTTCGTTTTATTAAATATTTTGTCCATAATTATTATATCTCGGTCCAGCCACCTGTTCCGCTGTTGGTCTTATATACTTTCCCGTTTTTGATGCGTAACCCTCCATTTCCGATCAGGACTTCGAAAATATCTCCCGTGAATACCGCATAGTTGCTCGATCCTTTCACAACGGCTACTCCGTTGGGAGCGATCAGGTTCTTGCGGATGTCTTTCACGAAGTTGAATTGGGCGGCATTCATCGTTGCAGAGGCCGTAAGTTTTCCGGCTGCCGATGCTTCGACCGTAATCCGGATGTAGTACTTCTGGGATGCTCCAGTGAAAAGATATGAAATCGTCTCGTCGATATTCAAATTCGTGTTTTGGGCTTCAGCCGTGCTGTTTCGGTACAGGAGATCGGCTTTCCCCGTCAAAGCGTTTACCACCTCGATCTTTACGCCCCCGCCACCTCCTTCGGCATTGCCTGTGATGCGGGCTGTAATCCGGGCTGACATCTGTACTCCCTGCCCACAGGTAAACGGCGGACTTGACTCGTAAACATTTCGGACAAAAGGATTGCTTTGTCCCGTAGCCAGTGCGCTCACTTCTTTCGTTTCTATGACACCCGGTACACTCACAGCACCCATAACCTGCGATATGGACGTAATTCTGTATGGGGTGAGTATGATTTTATCTCCGCTTGCGGCCGCATCGCTCACCTCTACGGAATCGTTTTTGACCTGCAGGATTCCGACGGTTCCTTTGGTTGCGTGTACTTCCCCGTCGGCGTGTACTCTGAACACGGCTTTTTTCCGGTTTGTGTAGTCGGCTCCCGACCAGAAGGGCACATCGTCTTCCTGCAAGCCGCTCACGCCGGCCGTCACGTCGCCTTCAGCATTTTTCAGCAACATCACATTGGTCATTATCAGACCGCCTTTCACCTCGGTACTTCCGTCTTCCATAGCCTTCTTGAGGTACTCTGTCGATTTGATGGATTCGTCTATCGCGTCGTCGATCAAGTCCGACATGTTGCTGCTTATTTCATAATAATCGGAGAATACTTTTCTGAACTCGGTGCCGGTTATCTCGGATGTCGTACTCATATCGGCCAGCAGGGGCGTGAGATAATCTTCGAGTGCCTGGAAATAGACCGTAAATGAATCCGTGGGGACATCATACTTTTCGGCATTCGCCATGATGCTCCAGTATTCGCCTTGAATCCGCACCCATTCATTAGCCACCTGCTGTTTGTCGGATGGCGTCAGGCTCGAATCCGAGGCAATGTAGTCCACATCCAGCTTCACCTGCTCGATCTGCGCCTGCACATCCTCTTCGGCCGTGATGTATCCCGTGGGGGCCTTGTTGCCTTCCGTGAGCTGGATGTCGTAAATGTAAATCGGTCGCCAATAATCGACGTAAAGTACGATTTTTAACAAGGACTTTCCGGATTTGGTCGTATAAACGGCTTCATACACATCAGAATATGGAGCAGATGGCGGGCGTGATATAATGTCGTATCCGTCTTCATAAACGGCACAGAACACGCAGCCGGTCTTGGTTTCCGGCAGTTTGATGCGTGCCTTGAAGACATAGGACATGCCGGCCTTGTAGGCGATCTTACCCCCGAAGCAATCCGTCCAGTTTACGATCTGGCTCGTAGCCGCAATAGCTACCCCTGCATTGCTCGCTTTGTTGGCATCGATCTTCATGTAGGCTCCGTCTGCGTCCGATCCCGAAGTCACCACGTCCGAAACACCCTCTTTGGCGCTGTTCC